CCACGGCGTACGGAGGGCGGGGCGGGGCGGCTCCGTCGCGCGGCACCAGCCGCTCACCGCGAAGCTGCGCCGCGAAGGCGCAGCCGTCCAGGCCGCTCCCGCAGCGGCGCTTGAGCTTGTCCGTGCAGCCGTCCGGGCGGGCGCAGCCCAGGTCCGGGCGCTCCGCCCATCCGGCGGTGTACGTCTCCGGAGCCTCCGGCTCGCCATGGGTCTCCCCTGCCTCCGGCTCCATCTCCTCGCCCAGGCGGGTCACCTCGTCGGCTGCCTCGGCGCAGCCGTGCAGGCACACGCCAGGGGCGTGGCAGCATCCGCCCTCGCGGATGCACGGGCACAGAGCTTCCGGCTCGTACAACTCTGGCGGCGGACAGCCGCAGCCCTCCGCGTCCGTGTGGCCGCAGCCTTCGCACCGGGGCTCCGGGCCGTCCGGCCCCGCCGGGACAAAGGCGCGACAACGGCAGTTCTCGCGGTCGGTGCCCATGGCCACGAGGACTTCCCCGAGGCAGGGGCCCGTTGAGTGCCCCGCGCGGGGATGCCCGCAGCGGCACGGGCTATCTGGGACGAACAGGTGCCTCTGGCCCCAGGCCACATGATCCTGTCTGAGTGCGCCGCACTTGGCGCACGGGTCATCCGGAGATGAGTCTCTTGAGCCCATCCGGGCCCTCCTTCAGGTATAGCGAGTTACAGTCCTCGCCCTTCGGCAGCCGTACGGGCACCGCCCGTACGGACTCGATCAGCTTCTTGTTCAGGCTCTTGCCTGCGTCGTCCGCGTCGCCGAAGGCGTACACGCGGGTGAAGTCCTCCAGGCACAGCCGATAGTGCTTCTTCCAGCTCGAAGCACCCGGCACGGCCACGGCCGGGATGCCGGACATGGACAGCGTGATGGCGTCCAGCTCGCCCTCGCACACGGCGACGGCGTCGCCGGTCTTCTTCAGGTCGCCGACGTTGTACAGGTTCGTCTCCAGGCCCTCCAGGCCCAGGTACTTCTGGCAGTGGACGGGCTTGCCCGTCTTCCGGTCGACAAAGAGGACTGCGTCCGAGCACTTGTGCTGCTCCAGGCAGCGGAAGCGGAAGTTCACCGGCCCCGCCGGTGTCAGGTACGGGATGGCCAGCCGGCCCCGGTACCTCTCATGTCCGACCAGGGGGGACGTAACGACGCCCAGCTGGAACTGCTGGGCGACCTGCTCCGTGAACCCCCGGCTCTTCAGATACGCCTGGGCGTCGATATGGACCGCGAGATCGCGCTGGTACTGCGAGGCCGCTTGCGCGAAGGACAGCCTCTGCTCGGTCGTAGGCGGCCTCACGATCGCACCCTTCCATGGCTCTGATCAGGTCGATGGCGGTTCCCTTCGCCTGGCAGGCGAAGCAGAAGAAGACGCCCTCTTCGAGGTTGACGGTCATCGAGGCGTTGCTCTCGCCGTGGACAGGGCAGCAGACGCTGACCTCTCGGTGCCCCTCCGGGGCGTCCACGCCGTAGTGAGTCAGGACGGGGAGAAGCGGGAGGACAGGTCCCGAATCACGGCCTCCGTGATGACGGCGGCCATGCGAAGGTCCATCCGAGCCCAGCATTCGGCCTCGCTCTCGTCGTCGCCGTCGAAGTCGAACGGCAGCAGGACGTTGGGGACGTATGCGTCCCACTGCCACACCGGCTTCCGGGGGCGCTTGACCACCAGAATGCAGTGCGTCGCACCCGCGTTCCCCATCTCGGCCCAGGTCTCCCGCCGCCAGGCGGCCAGCTCCAGCCGCTGCGCGGCCTTCACCTCGATGCAGACGCCGGGGATCCCGGCCACGTCGCCCTTGTCCTCGTTGCCCGACAGGGCCCGGCGCTCCGCCGCCGGCCACCAGTTCTGGAGGTAGCGGACCACGGCGGTCTCCGCCGCCGTCCCCTTGTCCTTGGACTTGCTCACTCGGGCTCCTGGTGGTTCAGCCCCCGCAGGAGCGGGGGGACGTTGAGCGCGAAGTCCATCTGCTTGGCGTATGCCTGCTCAATGAACTCGGCCATGGGGCTCTTCGGGCGCTCCGCGCGCAGGGCGCGGACGCGCTCGCGCTGCTCGTCCATGACGCGCAGGATGTCCTGCTGCATCTCGTCATAGGCGGCCTGGGCCGCCTCCCAGCGCTCCAGGCGGGAGCGCGGAACCAGGTAGTCCCCGCGTCCCGTCATGTAGCCCGGACCCTGGTAGTAGTAGTCGTCGTCAAGGCTGACGGGGACCAGCTCTTCGTCGCTCACTCGCCCTGCCCTCCCTCGTCCATGTCGTGCTGCACGGCGGCGCACATCGCCGCCAGGTGGCTCCGCCGGAGCCCCAGGTCCCCGTGCGGCGCACGCACAGAGGCGGCCAGGGCCGCCGTCAGGGCGCTCACGCGGCCTGCTCGCGGGCCTGCGCCAGGAACTGCTCGCCGATCCACTGCGTGTACGCCGGCGGCAGCATCTCCACCAGCTCCTCGTGGACGTCCGTCCAGTCGATACCCATGGCCTTCTGCGCCTCCGGCACGGTGGCCTTGCCACCGCCCTTGCCGTACACGGCCACGTACGGGCCCTCCCGGACCACGCCGTGGCGCATGCCGCGGACGTACCCGCGGTGCTTGGGGTGCTTCGGCTTCGCCGCGGACCAGTTACCCAGCTCGATCCGGCGATGCCGGATCACGCCGAGTCCGAACATCTCCCCGCACAGGACCACGTCCGGACGGGAGTCCGGGTTCTCGATCACGTAGGGCAGCCCGCTGCGCTCCAGGAGCGCCTTGGTCTGCGGATACAGGTTCGGGTGAAGGTGCCGGCGGTGAGCGTTGGTGCCCTTGGTGATGGCAGCGGAGTGCTGGCACGGCGGTGAAGCGTGGACCAGGTCGAATCCCTCCCATGACCTCACGGTCATGAGGCTCAGGGCGTCCGCCTCGATGAACTGGAACGGATAGTTCGGCTGGTACACCAAATCCACGCCCACGACCTCGAAGCCGGCTCGGGCGTAGCCCGTTGCCGCTCCGCCGGCGTTGCAGAAGAGGTCAAGCACTCTCGGCATGCTCGTACCTCCGGACCGGGATCCCCGCTTGCTCCGCAAGCCAGATCGTGTGGTGCGTGCCGCTGCCCGACGGCAGCGGGAACGCCAGAACCAGGTCCGCCCCGTCCGCCACCATGTGGCGGTTCCGCATGGGGCCTGCGGCCTTGCCGTACGCCTCCCAGGAGGCGGGGTAGCGCTGCTCCGTGCAGCCCAGGAAGGCTCCGCCGACGCGGACCCACTCGTGGGCGTAGAAGTCTGCTCCGGTGGAGCAGTCCCCGTGGACCAGCGTGAAGGGCCCGTGCTCGCGGTACGCCGCGTTGAGCGCGTCGTACACCGCCTGGGGATCGGGCCACGCCCGAGAGCCTGTGACGATGATCCTCACAAGTCCTCCCGCTCCGCGTAGCCGCACTCCTTGCAGATGCGCTGCTGGATGTCCCACGAGACCTTGACGCCGGTCCTGGCGAACATGCCGTTGATGGTGCCCAGTCGCCACTCCGACCAGGAGTGCACGTGGCGCTTCTTGCGTCGGAAGATCCTCACGACATCCCCTCCGCCACGCGGATCAGGGCGGCGTACTCGTCCGCCCTGGCCTGGAGGGACTTGACCTGCTTGCCCAGGGACGAGGCCGTAGGCCCCGTGGAGGGCGCGCTGCGCCACCTGTCGCGCAGCTTCTCGGCCTTCAGGGCCAGGCTCGCCTGCGCGAAGCGCAGCTCGGCGAGGGTCAGGGGGGTCACTGAATCTCCTCCCAGTAGCCTTCGATCTGGTTGGAGATCAGATCCTGGACGCAGCCCTCCAGGGCTTCCGTGCGCTCGCCCTCGGTCCATCCCTCCCACGTCTCGTCATCGAACTCCACCTCGTCTTCGTGGGTACCTCCCACGAAGCCCGTGTCCACCTTGATCAGGAAGCGCTTCACTTCCACCACTGCTCTTCCTCGCCCGCTCGGGCGTGCTCGTAGCCCGCGTAGGCGGGCTGGGGGATGTGGTCCGTGATCAGCGATGTCTCCGGGTTCACGGACATCCGGAACGGGCTCTTGGCGTCCGGGTCGGACTTGCCCTTACGGACCTTGACTCCGGCGGCCCACATGCCGCCGTCGTTGTCCATGCCGACGTTGACCATCACGGCCGGCAGGCCGGAGATCTTGCCCAGGACATCGGCCCGGGACGGGACCGGGTAGCCCTTGGCCCCGTCGGTGCAGTGATGCACCAGGATCACTGCCGCCTCGGTCTCCCTGGCAATGGCCAGGGACTGCATCATGACCTCGCGCAGCGCACCCCACTCGTCCAGTCCGTCCAGGACGACGTTCTTCAGGATGTCGATCAGGACGACCCGCGGCCACAGGCCGTTGACCTCGTGATACGCGTACAGCTCCAGCCAGACATCGTCCAGGTGCAGAGGCACCTGGAAGTTCCACTGGATGTGATCGAAGCGCTGGAGCGCCTGCGCCGCCTCCTGCGGCGCGTTGGAGATCCACTCCTCCATCTGCTCCGACGGCTTGCCCGTCGACATGGCCAGCAGCCGGCTGGCCACCGTGAGGTCGTCGGAGTCGTTGGAGAACCCCAGGGTCGGCAGACCCATGTTCACGATGGCGTTCAGCGCCAGCATGGTCTTGAACGAGCCGGGCTTCCCGGCGATCATGTGCACGTTCTTGGGGTAGAAGCGGATCCTCCGCTCGTCCCATGACGCGAAGGGCGCCGGAAGGGGGTCAACCCCCACGGCGCCCTTGGTCACGGCTCGGCTGAGCCTCTTCACTCGCGGTCCGACTCGGGGTCGATCAGGTCGGCGGCCATGTTGCAGTC